AATAGTTAATAAACAAATGTAAGTGTGTCAGCCGTAAATGTCAAATACCTTTTTAGTATTTAATTTCTTTGAAATCGTCTTCGTCAGTATAAGTGTCAAAAGTTCTTTTAATTTCATCAGGTGAATAATCTTCAACTTCATCAGTTGTTAAAATATATTCATTCTTTCCTGATTTTTCCAAATCTTCTTCTTTATCAGCAAAGAAATCTGTAAGTTTTTGATTGAATGGTCCTGAGTCCAAACTTCTAAGTTCTAATTTTTCTTGTGGAGTCTTTTCTCTATATTTTTCAATCTTACTTTCAATTGAATTTAGTTTTTCAATTACAGAGTTCATATCTTGTAATTTAGATTCCAAGTTACCTAATTGATTGAATAAATTTTGAAAGTATTCTTCTTGTTTTGTTTCTATATTTTTTTGAGCTGATACTAAATCAGTAATTTCTAACTCTTCACCTTCTTCAGATGAAATATCTTCTCCTGTGTCCGATATCTTTTCAACATCAGGGTCATTTTCAATATCTACGGGTTGTGGTTCTGCAGCAGTGTCTGATGGTGGAGGTGTAGCCCCTGCGTCAGCTGGTGGTAATGCCGCTGGGTCATCAGTTGGTTCTGCGGGTGGTGGAGGTAACTCACCGGTCTCTTGTTCAAAAATATAATTATTTATTTTATTATATTTTCTTAATTCCTCTAATATTGCTTGTGAAGTCTGACTCATCTTATCCGTTTAATAATTGCTTTATACCTGTTGTTGTTTCAACTTTGATTTTTTTATTTGTCATATAAGTGTTATCCACTCTTTCAATAAGACCGTCTTTCATTCTTACAGTGTAACAATCACCAGTATCCAAATCACATACTTCTTTAAATCCGTGTCCGGCATCTCTTTCAGTGATATTGGCTCTTTTACCTAAGTAATTTTCTAATAATGTTTTTACGTCCATAGTTTTTTTATTATAAATATATCGTTAATTAAATAAATTACAATTTAAGCGTTATACACGTAACGTAAGACTTAGCAATCTTACCCAATAACTGACTATAATAACTTGGATTAGTATTTTTATAATTATCATATATTGTTGGGGTTGCAGTTACTTTATCAACAGGATAACTTTCAATGTAATATTGAGCAAACTGAGTAATAAAATCATTTTTATTAACACTATTAATTTTTCTAAGAATTAAAGATTGATATTTTACATTCAAGAAATTAATAAAATTATTAAAATCTTTAAATGACGCATACGCCTCAGACACATTATTAAGACTTAAACAAATATATTTTGGATTTAAGTAATCTGTTAATGTACCTGAAATTGGTGGTTTTTTCATTGGTATACTTCCATAGTTATTATCATAACCTTTAAAATTATTTACCGCAACTTCTGACTCAATATACATTATCGTAAATAAAGCATATCTTAAAATTTGATTATCAGTAACACCTGTTAAAGCATTATATGTGTCAATAAATGAAACTTTTGTTGGTGCCGGAGTATCTCCATAGAAAGTAATAAAGTCAGTTGCGGAACAAGCATTAATTGGACTTGCCGCCTTAGTATTTGAAATATTTTTTGAAATGTTATTTTGAATTTGATTAACATTTGTTGCGGGAGCCTGTTGTGCAGTTTCTTTATTTCCAGTCTTTCTAACTTGGGTTAAGAATTTTTGTCTAACACTTTGTAAATAACTATCATTTGTTGGTAACTCAGCAATTCTCTGTCTTGTACCTGAGAATGATGTTTTAAAATTATTAGGAGTAATGACATGAGTAACACTTGTAATCCAATATGGACCTTCGAACATTGGGACATTTCTCAAAACAAAATACATTGATGGTTGTATCATTGCATTTCCTAAACACTCAACTTTTGCTTGGTAAGACCTAGTTTTGTAAATATTAAATAAACTTACATTTTGAGTACTTGATTTAACATTGTTTGTTACATTTCTCAACTCATATTCCGCTTGAATTGACTCGGAAGTTGCCTTACCTAAATCTTGCGAAACTTCTAACCCATTAAACACTGATTGAGTTTGAATTCCATAATCCACAGAAAATCCTACGACTCTATTTGAAATTCCGTAATCAACTTTATTTGTTGGATTTTCATTTAATGGTGTTTGTCCGTTAAAATTCCAAGTGTCATCTTTATAAGCCGTTTTACTTTGTGGAACTGCCGTATTTTGAGAAGGAACTTCTGAGTAAAAACAAACTAATTTATTTCTAGAATCTAAATAATCCACTTCACTATATGTACCAAATAACGAGTTTGCAAAATTAGTGTCAGGATTTATATTTGGAGTATCGGAACCTGTTGGTGTTGGCACACCATAAAAATTAATGTAAGACGGTATATTAAAAATTACAAAATTATTTGATTGTATAATTGATTTAATAACTGTTTCGACACTTGCCTTTGCACCATTTTTAATCCAATTTTTAATAGGTTTTATATCTACCAAAATATTATTACCCACATCTCTATTTCCTCTATCTAAAAATAATACATCTTGGAATAATGTATTTTTTTGATAGTCATTACCAGCAATCCATTTATCGTTAATCGCCTTAAATCTGTCATAAGTTTCAACAGGAGTTACCTCACCAATAATACTAGAATCGGTTGATTTTTTATTAGCATTTCCAATTGTAGCATTTAATTGTTGTATAACACCAACAAATAAAGAATTTGCGTTTACGTCATAAATGTTTAATCTAACTGTAATAAAATCATTAAAAGTGTTTGCAAACTTATTACCAATTAATTTATAAGTCCCATAACTTTTAATTAAGTTTTGGAATAAAATAATGTTATCAACATTAAATGCAATATTATTATCTATAAAGAAATCAGTATAGTAAGACCCCGTATCAGTATACGTCAATCCAGAAATTGTAGAGAACCCTACATATTTTTTAAGAGCGTTCCATTCATTTGGGTAAGTATCTTGCGAATTTTGTAAATTTATTGTTTGAGTAGATGATGGTAAAACGTTTGGGGTTGCAGTATTATAATTTAAAACGGGTTGCAAATTTGACTCGTATGGAGTTACTTGGGATGTAGTATCACTTAAAAAATAATTATTAGTTTGGATATCGTATTTTGTTGGGTTAGCGATTTTAATGAGAACATCGTCCCCCAAATATGATTTTAATTTGTTTGATAAATTATTATTACTTTGATTTTGAACATTTTGAATAACTTTTTCAGTATCACTAGATGTAATAGCGTAACCATATTTTACAATATCCCTCAGTATTGTTTGGAAAGAAACTTCTTTATCTGAACTTATTGCAGGTTTTGAAAAACTTAAAAACTCTTTTTCAAAATCATCCAATTCTTTTAATGTGAACACTCCAAATAATTCTTCGATAGTGTCGTATAATTTTGGTGTTGTAGTATCTTGTCCTCTTAACGCAAATGTATCTTGTTTTACTTTACCACTAGCGTAAGTTGCGGTATCAGCGGTTGTTAAGATTTTTTTCATGTGTTCCTCAACCGTTGGTTTTTCAACAAGACTTGTGTCAAAATATCCAAAGTTAGGTAACCCCCAAGCCAATCTCATTGAGCCATTATAGATAGATTGGTTATTAAACATATCTATTTTTTTGGCGGGGTCAGCATTATAACACTCTTGGTAATTTTGATATACAGTACTACCAAATGATGGTACAGTATAATAAAGTGTTTGGTCAACAGCATCTCTAACTAAAACACTAAACGGATAAATTAAAGTATCGTTTGGATTAGTCGTAGCATTTATACTTTGTGTTATATATCTAACAACTAAGTCACCACTATTAAGTCTATCTTGTAAATCTAACTCAATTGATTGGTTTGACCCATATATGTCAGACCCATTAAAGAAATAATTAAAGTCATTAATTACCTTTGGATAAAATCCTAAACACTGTTGTTTGATTGTTCCACTCCCTGTTGGAATAGTACTTTTTAAAGATATATTAACATTAGTACCTGAAATTGTTAAACTATAATTTTTTGATGGGTTATTATTTAGTGGGTCAAATAAACTATCTTCGTCAACATTTCTCCATATATTATCAATAATATCAATATTGTTATCAATTTTTTCTTTATACCTGTGCCAAATAGAACCTATTTTATATACCCAAAGTTTTGGCATAGCTTGTATAGTTCCAAATCTAGTCATCGCAGCACTTATATAATCTCTTTCAAGACCAGTCAATGAAGAAAGGTTCAAAAATTGAGTTTGGAATTTTTCACGTAGTGTTGATAATGGTAAACTATTTAAGAAAAGGTAAGCCGCAGATTTATAACAAGGTTGGGTATTTGCGTTTCTTTCCAATTCAACACCTTCCATTATAGCATTAATGAAATATGGAGTATTAAGAATAGATGTTGATTGGTCTCTACCCACATTACCATTATACGATGTTGAGTATCTTAATCTACCTTCGGTTAGTGAATAAACTGTCCTGTTACTATAAAAATCGGTTAAACTACCTTCTAATGGGAATGTAATTACTTTGTCTAATGTTTCAAAATCAACAATTGGTCTGTTATATAATTTATCACCAACTTTTCCATATATGTTAGAGTCGTTATAATTGGTAATTTTTTTGTTGTATTTGTTTAAATTCAGGCTCTTTGAAACTTTAAAGAAATTTTTTGGGTCTTCTTTTGTTGTCATATTTCCACCCATATTTTCTTGTAGCCAACTATTGGAAACATCAGAATAAACAAATGGTGGTAATTGAGATACAAAATCAAAGTTTCTTAAAGTGTCACAAAGTTTTTTATCAAAAAACTCAGTGATACCTTTTTCCGTATCTGATGAGGATATTACTTCAACTGTTGGCAAATCCTCATTTAAAAATAAAACACTACTTGTAATACCGCTATACAAATACTTAGTGTTTAACTCACCATAAACAAGTTTTTGCCATTTCTCACTTGTACCATTATTACTTTTTTCAAATAATAAATTAACAAAAGTTGCAATGTTTGGTATTCGGTATTGTTTGAATATGTACGCCAACTCAGCACTTAAACTTACAGTCACATTAATATTATAGGATTCAAAATCAATAACTGACTGTAATAATGAAATATTATCTTCAATTGTGAAATCAAACCCATCGTATTGTGAAATAGAATTAATCCTTTCATACATTTCATACAAATAATTTACGACTTGTAAATTTGAATATGAAATATTAGTTAATGGAATGTCAAAAGCGGAAATTAAAAGTCGATTAACACTATTTGGAGGTGCGGTAGAACTTAATTGAGGAACATCTACCTGAACACTTGCAGTAAGGTATTCCTCCACAAATTCAACCTCAGGCCAAACATTATAATCATCAGCACCTGTTTCTGAAATATATTTAGCATCGCCAGGATATTGTACTTCAAATTTTTGTTCATTATTTATTTGTTTAGGTACAACAAATTGAGGCCATGGGAATACAGGAGGGTCAATTTCATTTGTTTGGATGTCCTGAACCTGTGGTAATAAATTTTGATTTGAAACTACCGCTCGTTTAGTTTCATTATTTCTTTGATTAAATGCTTTAAAGTGAACTTCATTCATTAATCTTAAAAATGCTTCACTTGAAGCCATAAAAACCGCAACCATGTTTTTAACAGTTGGTTTAAATCCAAGTCCATTATCACTCTCCAATGCCTTTGCCAACTTTTCAGTTGTTTCTTTTTCAATCTCTTCTTTTTTTGTTTGGAACGATTTGTCACATTTATTTAATTTGTCAATAAATTTAAATGGTCCATCAAAAATATAAAAAGGAGGATATGGAACTTGTTGGTTCTGTGTATCTTGTGTATATCTAGAATTATAATAAGTTAAATAAAGACTTAACTCAGCTCTTAAAGCCTGTATTTCAGTATCCGTAAAAGTATCTTTTTTTGTTCTTGCTTTTAACGTTTCGATTAAATCAATATCACTTTCCGATATTTCAGTTCCGTATGCCTCACAATCACTAGCTCTTGGTACCATCAAAATTCTATACCTACCTCCATCACCCAAAGTTTGATTTGATGTAATTTTTATAATGTTTGTATTACAAATTTGTTGTAATTTTTGATTAATTTCATATGGGGTTGGAGACGCTATTGGAGTATAAACTTTTATTTTTTTCTTTTCTCCATTAGCATCTGTAACAACTCTTATCCAAAAAGCCGTTTTATTCATATATAAATTTAAAAACGACTCGGATGGACTAGTTACAACTTGTTTTCGGTATTGACTGATTGCATCTTGAAATTGGTCACAATCGTTTAACGGACCCATACTTTCATTTCCAAACTTTTCTAATACTGTCGCAACAAAATTTTCTAATCTATATTGTAATTCAGGAACTGTAAGGTTTGGAAAATCATTATCTATAATTTTTAAATTTTTGTAGTCCTCATAAACTTTATTAATAAATTCAATTCCTCGATATGTTAGAACAGTTTCTGACTGAGTGTTTTGACCTAAATTACCACTACTTTGTGAAACTAACGATGTAGTATTATTACCATTGGTTTGTTTCATATACATTTTAGGTAATGCAAATAAGTCACCAATTGTTAAATCTTGTAGTACTGTAAATTTATAACCTACAAATGTTAAATTGACTTGGAAGTTACCATTTGATTGATTAAAACTTCCATTAAATTTTTGTAAAAAAAGTGGCATCCTTAAAGCTTTACCATAAAAACCTTTTAAGGTTAAATAAAATACAGGATACGGTAAATTAAAAAAAACTGAGTATGGTGAATCGTCACCAGATTCAAACAATGCTCGACCCCTAATGTCTTCTAAGGTAATGTTAACCGTAGGTACATATGAAGGATTAATTGTATAAGTGATGTTAGTAATACCCAACAACTCACTATTGATAACTCGACTATTAGTTGTGTTTGTTGCATCTAATGTCCAATTTGTTGTGAAGAAGTCCCCATCATTTGGTTTTAAAAAATCAACTTTTGATGTTGCAATTAAAGTATTTTCACCCGCACCATCGTCACCTAAAAGTAATCTAGACCTGGGTTGTATGTTACATTCTAAATTCGCATACATTACCAAATCCTCTTGTTTTAGGTTTCTATCACCAACGGTTAGTTCGTTTTCACCTATAATATCTGAGGTTTGATAAGTCTTATTTGGATTAATTATAAAAATATTATTATAATTATTCTCAATATATATGTCACCAGGTACGATGTTACTTGCCATAATAATAGAAATAATTGTCTATTGCTGATTTATAATCTAACAAAGAGGATTCCAAAGGGAATGGTATTTTTAAAATAGTATTATCAGGAATTTCAACTTCACTACCACCAGCAAATCCATTTGATTGTAAAATTAACCAACCAAAAAAAGGTGTCCCATAAAATTGTTGAGATACTTTATCCAATCGAGAAACTCCTAATTTATAAATGTATACTTTATCAGAATTTTTTGCAGGTATCTGAACAAATGGTACGTTTATAAACTCACCATTACTTGTAAAGTTAGTATATCTATTATAATATTCGTTAGCCATTTTTAGTTAAAATTTATCTTATCATTAAATGAAGTAATATCATCATTTAAATTAACACTCTTATATAAATTAGAAATTTTTTCTTTATCAGGGTCAGTTTGTTCAAATGTTGAAAAATCAAAAATTCTTGTTTTCTGTGATAATGATAGTCCATTTCTTTGAGGATTAAACTGATAGTATGTTTTATACTCCTGATTAGAGTTTATCAGTTGTGTAAAGTGGGCATTTTCAGCAGTGTACTCAGATAAAAATCTGTTAACATAACTATCAACAATTACTGAAATCGCATCTATTGTTATTTGTTTAGTTTCTGATGTTAGATTTTGGCAAAGTAAATTTTTTAAATTTTCTTTTTTATTACTATCTAAGAAAACATCTGAGAACAAAGTATACATTAAATTAATAGCCTTTCCTGTTACTATCTCGGTAGCATTTAAACTATCAGTAACCGCTGAAAAGGTTGTGTTTTCAGTTCCTGCCGTGTATATTACTTTTTGATTTAAACAAAAAGTATTAAAAGAAGTTAATGAACTATAAACAACTAAATAATCACTTATAAGGGCATTTAAAGTATTCTCATTATTTTCAGTAGTTCCTGTCAACTTTAAAACTTGCGGAACTCCATCAGGTTTTTTCTTACCGTCAATACCAAAAGAAACAACATCTAATTTTCTAAGATACTGATTATATAAAGCCTCTCGATTAGCATAATTTTGAATTTTAGAACTAATAATTGTAAAACTATTTTGTATTTGATTGTTAACAATATTTGTAAAATTATAGGTAACTTTATCTAAATCCTCTACTGATATTTCATAATTAAACGCCAACACTCTTTGTATTGGGTCTTCCTGTATATTTATTAATTCTTTAAACTGTATTGAGACTGCCTCTAAGTTAGTCTGCCATAAAGATGGTTTACCAAAAATATTTAAAAAATTAGTATTTGGTTGTTGTAATTGATTAACGTATCCATTACTATAATTTCTTGTTAAACATAATTGTTTTAAGATACCCAAATTATAACTAGACACAATGTCTTGTGAGAAATTTACAGTGTTCACAAAATAATCATGTGTTTCTTGTATGAAACTACCAAAAAATGCTTTGTATTGTGTTTGTCCACTAGTATTACCACTATATAACGGAACCTCATTTACAAATTCACCAATAATTGTACCCCCTAATTCACCTTGTTGTGTTGAGTCAGTTCCAAAAGGTTTTGAAGTAATCGATTGGAATAACTCAGTATCGATTGATGAAAAATCTTCTGTCTCAACTGCCCTATCATCATAAAGTTCAGTATTGGCATAATAATTAAATGATAATGCATTTTGTATTTTCTCAATTGGTTCTTTAATCCCACTACCACCAATAAAGTCAAAACTCATTTGTACTTTTGCAATCATAGGTTGTACTCCAATACCTTGTGGATTAATATCTAATCCTTCATATGAAAATTGTATTGAGCCAGGAATAATTTTTGTGTTGTAAAAATCACCTATTCTTAAAACTAAAACAGGAGGTTTACCAAAACTTGTATTAACAACATTATTATTTGTGACATTACCATCCTTAGTTTTAGTCGGAATAGTATTACCAGGTCTTGTACATTGATTTAAGAATGTTAATCTACTGTTTAATCCCTCAGGAGTTATTGCATGAAATGCCGGATTAAAGTATTTAATTTTTTCTTTGATGGATTGATAAACAAATGGGTCAGATTCTTTAATGACCTCAAAGTAATCACATTCAGACAATAATTTTCTAATTAAAAACTTGGATATTGAAGATGTCTTATTTGATACATCGGTATTTTCTTGAGGTTTTAATCCTGTTTGTTGTTGTGCCGGTACTTGTTGAGTATTATTAGGAAATGGAGTTACTGTTACATTTTTAACTCTTAATGCCCTACACGCCATTGCATTTGGCGAATACACATCATTTGGAGCAGTTAAAACCTCAGTACAACTAAAATCAACATTATTAGACAATACAACATTATCTAATGATGATGTTGATAATTTTATAGTAAGGGTACCATCTTCAAATACCGTACTACCTAAATCGATACTCTCTTTAAAATAATTAACAACACTATCGGTCATAGTATTATTAACAATGTCATAATTTGTAGTGTTTGAAAATTTAGACCCTTGTAACTCTATGGTAACTTTACCTTTTTTTCCGTCAATAATTGATTTAATCTCATTTGCAAATGCTTCTAATTTTGAGTAGTCCGATTGAATTACATCAGTAAAAAAAGTCGTGGTTTGAGCCGACACATCGGGATTAGAACTATAATATTGTAACTTTCTTTCATCCCCAGTATAAGTTTCATACTGATTAAAAAAATCGTCAGTTGTTGGATTAGTATCAAAATAAAATCCTTTATTTTTATAATCAGATTGTATTGTTATTACCTCACTATTATTTTGACTATTATTAGTAGTCGGTGTCAATCCCTGAGCAGCGCTTTCTTTTTCCTCTAATGATGTTTGATTACTACCCAATACTTCTTGATATAATGCGGTTAAATCAGTAAAAGATAATGTGTTGAATTTTGCCGCAAGTTCATATAAATCATATCTTTTACATCCAGCAAAAAACGATGCAATAACACCATTTACGGTTTGAGAATCTGCCTTAGCCAATTCTTTATCAACTATTAAATTTAAAACCGAAGGATGGTCAACAATAATTGACCAACTTAAAGTACCTGTCCTTTTTGTATTACTATATGTGTAAACAGGTTCAGGTCTTCCTAAGAAATTTGTTGAGTCAAATTGTGGACTTGTTGTATCTGAAAATGACAAATCATATGGCGGAAACCACATAACTCGACCTCCATTTGGACCTTTTTCACACGCAGGTAAATCATTCCAATCAGGAGTACCTCTCCAAGCCAAATTTTCAATTGAAAACATGTATTTTTTAACAGAACCTTCTTTTGTAACATTTGTTGAGCCGTTTCCTGCTAACGGAGCAATGTTTAAATTATATGTTGAGTCTAGTACTGAATATGAAGATTTACGGATATTTCCATTTATTGCACTACCACTATCACTTGATACAGTCTGTTGTAAGTTACTATAAGTATAATATGGATTATCTTTTGCAAATAATCTTCCATATTCTTGTCCAACCTCAACACCTGCCTTATTAACATATTTTTTAACTTTTGAACCTTTGGTAATTTCTTTATACCCATCGTTAAACACTTTTGAAATTTGATTGATTGCATTTCCCGCGTGTTGTAATCTTTTTTTACCCTGCGGTGTTGAGTCAATTAATCTTTGTGTTTCATCCAATATTGAACCGGGGGTAAACCCTCCCTTGTCAATAGAAACCGCATTTAAATAGTAAGAGTTAATTCCATTACCTATAAAATTATTAAAGTCACCATAACTCGCTTCTCCCCCTTCACCAACTTTCTTACCTGCATTGTTTATAGTGTCGGTAGATGCCCAAATAAATCCTCCATCATCAGAAGGTCTTTGGTCATATGGTTTTTCACCTAATCCAAATTGATAGTTTTGATATACCGTACCTTCATAGACTTTTGCCATGTTAGTCGGGCCATAAACCACAGAACTGGTTTGTTGTCCCAAATAATTAACAGGTGAGTCATCAGCAGGTGAATTAACTTTACTTGGGTCGGTTACATCACTCCCAACATAATAGTTAACCAATGATGGTCTATCAATGTTAAAGAGAGCATTAAAAAATAAACCTGCCTGAGTTCTTGTTGTGTCGTAGTCAGGTTTAAACGTATTATAATTTAAACTTTTAAATAATACTGATTTTTGACCACTACCAGTATTGTTCAAAAATTTCTTAGACGGGTTATTATTAGGGTCAGCAGGTTTATAAACACCTGATAAAGCAGTATCTAATAATTGTCTAACAGTTGCGTTTTTATTATCAGGTTCATTAAAATAACTTCCCTCAATTGGTGATGACGGTAACATACTACCCGTCATCTGTTGAGTTAAGTATTTTGCTTGGTCAAATACTCCGTCAGGAACAGTAATTACCCAATTTTTTTGAATTAGTGTTTCTTGTCCTGTTGCAAGTTCCGCAATTGAGAATGGATTAGTTAGAGCTTGGAAATTAGCCCTACCTAATGTGTTTCCATAGATTTGTCTATCAATATTAGCCCTAATTTGGAAATCCAAAAATGTGGTAGATATTTGAGCCAAATAAGAGTCGTCAGGATTATTTGCCGATTTCTCTAAAACTTTACTTAATGTAACTTGTCCTTCAACAAAATTTGGGTATTCCCCTTTTGTACTTTTGTTTGAAATTAATGGAGTATCACTAACAAAATATAAACTCTCATAGTTATCTGATGAAACGTAACTGTTTAAAACACCTATTGTATCAATACTTATCTCATTAACAATGTCCATTCTGGTTTCTGTTAATGGCCAATATGGTTGGTTGTTGTTTAAAGTAAAAGTTGAGCCGTCATTTAATGAAACAGATGAATTTGAATTTTGGTTAGGGTAATTTATTATATCCGCAATATCTACAATATCATCTGACCCACCAGGTCCGTATGGATTTAATTTTGTGTTGTTAATAACATTTTGGTTATTATTTCCATCAACAGTTTCACTAATGTTTGGAGAATCGGTTACCGTAACATTTTGGAAATTAATTACAGTCTCAGTATCGACATTTTCATTATTAGACGTAAAATATCCTGTCAACTGATATGGTTGTAAATTTCTAGCAAGTAAACCATTCCTAAATTGTTCTGACCCTCTAAATGACAATAGGTTTTTCTCCATCTATAACTTTTCTAATAAATAGAAACAAATAAATTTTAGGCAATTGAAATTTGTTGTATATAGTTCTGATATGGATTATCAGAATCTACTTGATAGTTACTTTTCTTAATGTCTAAACTTTGAATAATCTTACTTTTAAACACATCATCATTTTGGAATTTATTTGCAACCATTCTTAATGACTCGTTATTACCTTCAGCTTTAAACGTTATGGTAATACTATGGTCAATTTTTGTTTCTTTTGGAGCAGTATTTTGAGGTTCTTTTGGTTGATTAACAACCTCATTGACAGTTTCTTTTGGTTTTGGAGTTTCAATCGGTTTTTGAATGATTGAAGATAATGATTTTGTTAAATCTTGTAAATTAATTCCCAAATCTTTGCTAGCAATTTGAGTTAACTGAACAACTTCATTATTTAAATTTTGATTTGATATTTTGTTAGTAAAATTATTAATTGTCTCATTAGAAATATTAGATTTTGCAAAATCCATTAATTTTGTTAAATCAATTGGGGGGATATTATTTTCAATCTTAATATTTTGTAAAGCAGAAATAAGACTGTCACTAATATCAGGTATTTCTATATTCTGTGTAGTTTCTGGTTTTTCTCCAACATTTATATTTTCTTTTTGAGCAAAAACAACTAAATCATTTTTATCTTTATTAATAACTTGGTTTTGTTCAGGAAAATACACTGCATCTTCAACATTAAATGCCTTATTGATAGTATCCATAATGTTTAGTCCTGATATCGCAGTTGTAACTTTTGCCATAGTAAGACCCGCGTCTTTATATACTTTTGCTAATTCTTTAGCTCCGTTTTCAACAGATTTTAAAGCGTCGGTTGACAACTCGGTAATTTTTAAAAATCCTGTTGTTTGGTCAATATATTTGTCAATACCTGAAATTGTACCTTGGTCATATTGATTTTTACCGACTTTATACCCACCCTTAACCTCTGGTCGATATAATTCATTTTGAACATTAGCATATGCGTCAACCGCTTTAACTGATGTCTCTAAAGCTTTATTACCCTGTTTTGTCGACGAAATTTGTAAACCGAGGGATTTGGTCATCGCATTTAAATTAGCGTTCATCTCACCTGTTAACCCTAACTGTTCTTTTGCAATGTCAAACATTTTTTCCTCATAAGTTTTACCAGCCTCTTCTTCCATTCCAGTAATAAAATTTTTCAAATCTTCTTCTCTACCTTGGTAGGATTTTAATAAATCATTTACATTTTGTAAATTACCATCTTTTGTAGTGATAACGTATTCACCAGTATTTTTATCGAGTGTTGCAAGATTAGCAATTGCAGTTTGAGTATCTTCTGTAATATTTAATCCACTAAAATCGATATCCGAAAGTTTTTTATCCAAATTAGCAGTACCTAATGCCATTTTTTCTATCTCAGCCATAGGTATACCTAATTCTTTTTGTAATTCTCTTAATTTTAATTTAGAGTCAGGGAAAAATTCAAAAGCTTGTGTTTCCTCATTAAAGAAAGTATATTGTTTAAACAATCCACTTAATTGGTTTTGTAATTCAGGTACGTTGTTTTGAGCCAAATCCATTAATTTTAATGGGTCAATCAAATCTGATGAAACATTTCCTAGTCTTTGTAACGCGGCAGACATATTGATTGCATCCTCAGGATTTAACATTTTTTCAGCAAAATCCAAAGTTTGTTGCATGTCAATTCTTAATGTAGTTGCCTTTGCCGCCATTTTTGCCAAACCATCAACTCCATTTACAAAATTAAATCTGTTTAATTGTTCTAAATTACCAACAACTAATTTACTTACAGCTTGTGATGATACTCCTAAATCTCTCGCAATTTTTGTAGTCTTATACATCTCTTCGGTAATGTGACTCATAGACATTCCAGCCTTTTCAAAACCTTCAAGTAATTCTTTTGAAGCGACTCCCGAAACTTTTGCAGAGGCGTACAACTTAGCGTACATATCCTCACTTAATACTATATTTTTACCAAATGCGTCAACAACTTCGTTTTGCAAAGCAGTTGCAGCTTTAATATCACCTCCAAGTTTTAATACTGCATACGCACCCTTAGATAAATTATCCTTTATTGCCTCAGAATAACCTCTACCAACACCCATATTTTGCATTATGGAATTAAATTGTTGGTCAATAGTTACTAACGTGTCAGGTATTGATGTGAAAATTTCAGCAGTGTCTGTGGCAATTTGTTTAGCCATTGCAACTGGATTTAACAAGGCTTTTAATCTTGCGGTTTCATCTGAATCAGTTGTATTTGTTACGTCAAACATCATCATTTTTTCGGTGTATTAATTTCTATGACTTTATCAACAAGATATCGTCTTTGATAAATAGGCATAGAAATAAAATCAGAGTAAGATGTATGTAAATACTTGGACAATAAAATGTATTGGTCTAATAAATAAATGGTGTAATCAGAAGAAAGGGCGAAAAAACTCCGCCCCAAAGGTAATACGTGTGAGTACCTTTTTTCCGGATGGGGCTATAATTTCTCTATTTAAATCAATTCTTGGTTCGTTTTTATCTATAAAATTTCTAATATACTTCGAATCCATGATTGGCATTTGGTCTAGAAATTTACTAATAGTACCCAATTCTCTACTTCCATTTAATTCAACTATTTGTTTTTGTAATCTCCAAGTAATTGCCGGTGGTACTAATCCTTTTGGATAGTTGTCCACCATTTTAGCAAGTTCTAATGTTTCACCATAAGTTAATGGTTTCAATTTTACTTGGGCTCCTGATTTTGGTAATGTTGTTAAAAAACACCCATTTTCATCAGGTTCAACCTCAGGTTTAATAAAATTTAATTCTTGTAACAAAATTGTTGACTCAAATTGTTTACCTGTTTCAGGGTCAACAACATTAAAAATATATTCAGGACCAAATGATGAATTTCTTAAAAAGATAAGAATAGTCTCTAAATCACCCTCTAATAAATCTTCGGGTTTCAAATCAGGTTCATATAATTTATTTCTAACTAACTGGGTAATTAAACCCTCACCACCATTTTTGGTTGCGTTAATTAAGATGTTTTCATCAGACGCGGTTAAATAACCAACTTTAACTGATTTCTTTTTTGTCTTATAATATTTTCCACCGCTAGGTAACACAATTACATCGTGTGGCAAGTTAAAACCTTCTTGACTATACTGATTGTTTTCCATAAAAACTTTTTTAAATAAAAAATCCACACAATGTGTGGATTTGTAAATAGTAATTCAATTATATTAGAATAATAAAATACATCTGTCAGGACGAAGTGTTGCTTGAATTTTAGCCAAACCATCTTGACCGTAGTCTAATGATTGGAAATCAACACCTGTTAAGAAACAGTTTTGTAATAACCATTTTTCGATTACAACACCTGTTGGGTCTAACATTTCTAAGTTAATGTCCTTTTTATATCCAGCTGCATATCCCATACGACCTGTAACAGACTCCGCATGTAAACGTACCCACTCCATAAGAGCTTGAGCCGCAGACGGGCCGATTGGGTCACGGAATGTAACACTGATTTCACCCCATTCGAATTGTCCCGCAACATAAGTTTTGGTATTCAAAAATGGAATCTCAGTTGATTTTATTGTTATCTTTGGACGTGACGTTGACTCTACGTACCATTCATTAATACCCAACGATGTGTCAACCCATCTCATTATAAATCGGTTCTGCCTTTTGGGTTCGTAAGGTACCGGCATTTGCATTAGTAAATCAGCCATTGTCTATTTTTTTAATTTCTTTTTATTTTATTTATAAATATCACCCAAAAAAAAATTTTCTATTTACTTTGATTTTTTTTCAGGTCATCTTTGCATAAGACCAGTTTAATTATTTAAATTATTAATTTTTATATGGTTTCTTTTCTCCTCCATGTGTTGAATATAACTGGTAAATATTTTCTGGGTCTTTTGTTAATTCAGTATCTAGTTTTTCTAAATTTCTTAAATCATCATCAGAAAAACCTATTTTAGGTACAAATCGGTTAGAAATGTCATCTTTAAAGTATGGAGACCCTCCAATTTTTTGGGATATACTTTTTACGTAATCTTGGAATTCTTTCGCAGCTTTCACTTTTAATTCCTCAGGGTTGGCGGCCGAACCTTCTCCGAAAGTTACAGGGTAATATTTACATAATTTGAAAACATAAAAATCAACCAATCTGTCATCAGATACATCTGGGTTTTGTTGAGCAATTTTATTATATTTTCTTAAATTCCAAACAAGTTCTTTTTTTGAAAGTCCATTAATGTTCCCTTCGATTAATTTTCTGACCGCAAGTGCTAATGTTTTAGGATTATGTCCTCTTGCAGTGACAATAGAAAATACAGAACCTCCATTGACACATTCTACAAAATCTTGCCAAGCAGGACCTGGTTTTGCAATCATAGAGTCCATTAAAAATCTCTTATCACCCTCAACTCTAAAATTTCTAAAAGGATTTTCAGCAAACCCAACAATATTTTTACCTTTATAATCAAAAGGTTCCTTACCAATTTGGGTTCTATGTTCAGCAAATTCCTCAGTACCCATCCCTACTTCGTTACCGTTAGAGTCTTTTAAAATAATCTTTGTTGGCATATACATTAAATTATCATCCCAATCAAACGCATAATATTTCATGTCAGGTGTGAGTTTTTCCAAATCACCAAAACCTTCTACTATTACTAAATTCATAACAATAAATACTATGTAAAATAAAAAACCCCCACATCTCTGTGAGGGTTTTAATAAAGTTTGTATTATTAGATGTTCTCAAAAGATGCTCCTGTTGGAGTAATTAAGAACTCGATGTCAATAAATTCTAACGCTTTTGTTGGTTTGATGTAAATCTTACCTACTAATTGGTTAGCATCTAAGTCTTCAGGTGTGTTAGACACTGTTACACGGAAGTCATATAAACCTCTATCTCTACGGATTGCGTCTAAGATAGGATTAACTGAATCCAAGAACTGTTGTCTTACCAAACTATCGTTTTGTTCGAACAATAATCTAATTGCCACCGCTGAAATTAACTTACGAGCTTGTAATAACAATCTTCTAACATTAATTCTGTCTAACGCAGACTCTCTAATTTGTAAGGTCTTATTACCCCAAATAACTGTTCCAACATCGTTAAATGTTGCGATTGGGTTAATTCTTCCTTTGTAAAGAATGTCTCTATCTTCTTGTGTTAATCTCTTACGAGCTCTAACCGCGTTTACAATACCCCGAGTGTAACCAGCAGTTGCAAACCATGGGAATGCAACGTTGTCAGTCAATGCTAAGTTTCTTGTAACCTCAGCAGTTGGTGGGATGTAAAGTTGAGTATTATTAACAGTATCACGAGTTAAAACCCATGGATAGTAAGTTGCAGTATAGTTAGAGTCGATTGCCGAATCTTCCAAATTAACAACCGCTTCCTCAGGTAAGATTAAGTTATCAGAAATTACTGTTGAATTTTGTAACAAATCAAAGTCAGGAGTAGTTGTGATGTAAATAGAGTCTGCTCTATTATACTCAACCATGTTAATTGTTGCATTAACTAATTCATAGTTATTAACATAATCAATACCAGGTGTAACCAAAACGTTAATGTTTGTAACCTCAGGATTTGAGAATGTTTGAATACCTAACAAGTATGCGTAGTAGTCAGTATTTGCATAATCTGTAGCGTTTTGGTCAACTGTGATTCTTCTAAATGAACCCCAACCTGTTGCATTTGTGTATGGTGTACAAGGAGCCGCACCTGCCAAATAACCAGTTCCACCTAATGTGAAATCATCGTTATTTGTTCTGTATTCTCTATAAATGTCCCATCCATCAAAACCACCATAAAACGCCATACTAAACTTACGAGAATATAAGTAGTAATATGTTTCAGTTTTTAAAGTTGGTTCAGATGTAAATGAACCGGCTCCAACATCAAATGCTGTTTCACCACTTGTTAAGTAATTACTAGCAATAGTGATAACAGTAGCTCCTGAGTCCATGTGGAAACCTTTTGTTAAGTAATTCCAAGAACTAAAATCTGCCTCATCTAATGTACAACTATCAAAACCTGTAATTAAATTTTGTTTTCCTTTGTATTGTAAGAAATCACTATCATATCCAAGTTTTGTAGAGAAACCTAAATAAGTTCTTCTCACATTATCACCAGTTGATATTACTTTATTATCAACACCAACACTTGTCCCAAATGGAGGGTTCCAAATTACTTCACCAGGATATTCATAACTTGTCTTATAGACAGGGAATGGTGGGTGAATGTTTGCTGAAGTTACATCATAAGTTCTTGTAATATAACCATTAAATCCACAAGGAAGTGCATCGTATGGTGCTTCGTAATTAATTTCTAACATTACATAACGAGAGTTGATTGCAAAATCTCCGTCAGATGTTCCAATTCTCTTAGCAATATAACTATTTAAATCAGGATTCATTGTACAGTTAGTAAACTTCTCTAAAACAACAGGGTTAGCATCTGTATCATAAAAATCTCTAATAACTACGTCAAAAGTTAAGTTATTAAAAGACATGTTTTGTATTGATACTTTGATTTCTGTATTGGCCGCAGTTCCGTCAGAAATTGAAATGAATCTAAATAAGTTGTAAACTTTTGTACCTCTTAATTCTGAAACAACATAAGGTGTTGTTGGTGTTTGGTATCTTTCTAAATAGTTACCTAATGATGTCGCTGACTGACTTTCGGCAGAATTTAAATCAGTTAGAGTAGTATTTAAACCTCTAATATAACCTTTATTATAACCCCAAGTTAATAATGTATCGTAAGATTCTTCAACAAACAATGGAACAACTGTTCTATCTTTTTCAAAATTATCTTGACCAAATACTTTGTTAATGTAATTAGCATTAGCAGATTCAAATGATGCCTCAAAACTAAATGCTGATGAATCATATTGAGTTCCACTAATTGAGAATGTTGAATACGGATTTGTCGTTGCCGCACTGTACGCTCCTGTAACAGTTAATGAAACATCGGTTGTTCCAGTAACTTGGTATTTTGGACCATGTTGAGATGAACTATAATTTGTAATACCTCTTGACCTTAAAGTTGCAAGTACTAAGTTGTGATATTCAGTGTATGTAATACCTGTGAATAATTGAATTCCAATTGTTAAAGCATTATAGTTAGCCGCATTATATCCACCAAAAGAACTGAAGTTTTGATTATTTTGTGTAACTATAAAAGAAAATCCAGAATAATTGTCAGTATTAGGAATTGGGTCAAAATTAGAGTAAAACCAAGAATCATTTAATCCATCACAATAATCTATTGTCGATGCATTGAAATCGTTAATTCCAAATACATTTGTTTTACCAGTATACCCATTATATATGTTATACTGTGTTGTTGGTAATGCTCCAAAATAAATTACATTTTCATCATATAAACCTGAAGGTAAAGTTGTATCTGACATTTGAGAGTAAAATGTATTCCATAGGAAATTTTGTATCTCAGACCTAATTGTTGATGAGGTTCCATCATATTTCAAAAAAGGATTATCAAATTTGGATAATAGATACGGATATGACGCTAACTCAGTTTCAATATCGAAAAATTCAATAGTAGATGCCGTACCTCCATTTACTTGGAAAGTAAATCCAACTGAGATATTTGTTAGAGTCACCCAATTAGAGTCTCCATCAACTCCAACAGTTGAGCAGTCAACGTTGGCTACCGAAGTTACCGACCAAGAAGGACCTGCATCATAACCAGACAATCCTAGTACCCTAGTTACAAATAATTGATTTGATTGTTGTAAATATGATTTTGCAATATATGCGGATTCATATTTTGGTATTTGGGTGTTTACAAATTTTTCAGGATTTGTACCACCAAAATAAGATGTGAACTCATCGTAACTTGTCACAAAAATTGGTTCGAACGCAGGACCTTTAAGAGTTTCCCCAACAAGACCTAAGGTTGTTACACCAACACTTTGTGAAACGAATGATAAGTCACGCTCCGAAGTATATACTCCGGGAGAGACGAATACTTTGTTTGCACTTGCCATTTTTTTAAATAATTTTTTTTATCGTTTTATTTTCAAATAAATATTGTGAAAAACCTTAAAAACTTTACTTTACAAAAACTATTTATAATATGGTATGATAATTTTCATACTTTTTTCTACCTATGAAAATTAAGAATTTAAAGATATCAGTTGAAGTTCACAGTCTACTTAAAAAGTATTGTGACCAAAAAGGTTTAAAGATTAATAAATTTGTTGAGAAATTAATTGAGGAGAACTGTAAAATTAAAAAGGATATTTACGGTGAAAATTAAACTAAAACTGTCTTTAATTTAACTTTTGAAATTTCATCTTGATTTGTTTTAGTGACAACAAACCTTACAGAATCACCATCATTAATTTGTAACACAGAAGTTAATGATGAAAATATATCCTCTCCAAAATACAATCCATTTAAATATACCTGATAGGTATCAACGTTTGTAAGTCCATCCAAATATAAGTTACAAGTAAATTGAAAATCTTTTGTTTTATCTGTTTCTGTTGTAGAGTACTCTATAACTGTTTCTAATAAATCCGTATTTTCAACTCTGTCATTTCTTTTTGGTCTTTTAAATTTTTGAGTCTCAGTTGATAAAAATGTAATCGCTCGACTAATTGCCGGCTTAACTTCAAACTCGTTCTCATCCATTAAAAATCCTTGTAATGTAAAGTTATATGTTTGAATATAATATTTTCTTTTTTCCATTTCCATTACAGATTCGTCTGCAATGTCATCTAAAATAATTGGGATATAATGTCCTTTAATTTGAGTATATGCCTGTCTTGATGCAAAAGTTTCAATAACATTTTTATTAAAAATGTTTAATTCCCTCATTCTGTTGCAAATTATTTTAACACTATATTTTATATCCACTGGAACTGGTTGTGGAATTGTATAAATGTCATACCCTTTTCTTCCATCATTAAATGTTGGAACCGCAGCATAAAAGAACTGTTTTCTATTTGGTATATTATATCGTAATGAAGGTAATGAACCATATTTAACCTCAGGTGTTCTTACAGTTGTAATTACAGGAGGCTCAACATTCTTATCTAAATTTGAAAAGTTCCAAGTTTGAGTAAACTGAGCCCAATTTTGAGTTGTTAAAATTATATCAACAACAGGTATTGATTTACCCTCAGATACTGTTCTTAAATTATTTTTAACAAAATCTAAAAAACCTCTATCTAAATCTTCATGTAATAATGATTTAGGTAAATAAGTTCCCTTATCGTTAATTTTATCTAACAATTCAACACGTCTATCGTATCCTATTTTCACAGGAGATAAATCCAAAGTCTTTTTTATTTTTTTAGGTAATGCCATTATAATCCTCTAAATTCATTCTCTGTCACAATTGACGCAATAATTGTTCTATAAAAAGGTTTGTATCCACCATAGGTGTGTTTGTTATCACTTACAACACGACCATCATTATTAACAGTATAATATCTAACTCTTGTTTCAGTTTCGTAATATGCAATATAATCACCAAACTCAATGTCAACTCCAAGTTCATTTAAATGTGATTGATAAACAGATACTTGTAAGTTACCAGGTTCTGTTTGGTCTAATTTTGATGTACCCAAATTTTTATTTTCAGGTGCCATTATTTTAACATATCCCTTAAACTCAACAGGTGGGTAAAATTTAATTCCATCTTTAACTGCCTCACCATAAACATCATCTGTATTTGTTTTTTGTCTATCTACCTTGTACAATACCAAAGTAAAATTCATATCTCCTTCTAACCACTCCCTTCCGATATTAACATCCAAAGCAAAGTCTTCCCCTCCAAAAAATTTTCCTAATCTAGTTATTGGTACATTACGATGTGACATATTGATAAATATCTATTTTTTGTTTATTATTATTTGTTATTGTATTAGTAAATATGAACATTAGTATTGAGCAACAGGCTATTTCTATTTTGGAGACCTATAATGGCTCAAATAATTATATTTTAAAAATTAAAAAACAGTGTGAGACTAATAAAAAACATGTTCCTACAAGAGCTCAATGTGAGTATGTTATTCACTACCATACTGTAAATCCAAAGGTTGCCAAGAAATGGGTTCCAATCGATTCTTATTTTTCAACCAAACTTGTTGAAGATAATCCATTCATTAAAGAACCTGATAAAATTTACATTGAGAAACTTTTAGTTGAGAAAGATAAATCTTACCATATTTGGGGTAAAGTTTTTAGTGGTGATACCATTCACGATTTTTGGGTTCCAAAAGCAGCAATCATAAAAGAGTATAAAGAGAATGAAGTAAATGTTGATTACTCAAAGTATGAGAACCGTCCACCACTATCACACCAAAAAGAAGCAATTGAAAAGTTGTTAAAAAATGATAAGTTCATCTTGGCTGACGACATGGGATTGGGTAAAACTACTTCAACAATTATTGCGTCATTAGAAAGTGGGGCTAAAAAAGTTTTAATCATTTGTCCCGCATCTTTAAAGATAAATTGGGAAAGGGAAATTAGAAATTATACAGATAAATCAATCTATATCTGTGAGGGTAAAAAATATGAAGATGCTGAATATATTATCACTAACTATGATATTCTAAAAAACTTCCACGACCCAAAAGAAAAAGACAACTCACTAATTTTAAAATCAAAATTTGATTTGGTGATTATTGATGAAGCTCATTATGTTTCAAATGCTCAGGCTCAAAGAACAAAAATCATAATGGATTTAACCAAAGAGATAAAAAAACTTTGGTTATTAACGGGAACTCCAATGACTTCTCGTCCAATGAATTACTATAACATTTTAAAATTGATTGATAGTCCCGTAAGTCAAAATTGGATGGCTTATGCAATTCGTTATTGTGGTGGATATCAGTTTAGAGTTGGAAATAAAAAAGTATGGAATGTTACTGGGGCTTCAAATTTAGAAGAACTTAGGGAAAGAACTTCTCGTCAAATTTTAAGAAGATTGAAAACTGATGTTTTGGATTTACCTGAAAAGATTATTACTCCAGTATATTTGAGATTAAAGTCAAAACTATATGAAGAACTAATGGGGGAGTATTATGATTGGTATACTAACAGACAAGATGAATCGAAGTCATTATCAATTCAATTTACAAAACTGACAAAAGTTAGACAGGTAATCGCTGAGGAAAAAATTAAAACCACAATTGAACTTGCCGAGAATATTATTGAGCAAGGTAAAAAAGTTATTATTTTCAGTAATTTCACCGACCCAATTAAAAAGATTTACGAACACTTTGGAAAAACTGCGGTTTATTTAGATGGGTCAACTTCAAAACCTGCAAGACAAGACGCTGTGGATAAGTTTCAAACAAGTGATAAAATCAAAGTGTTTTGTGGTAATTTAAAAGCCGCAGGTGTTGGTCTTACTTTAACTGAGGGAGAAGCAGTGATTATGAATGACTTATCATTTGTACCCGCAGAACATGCTCAGGCTGAAGACAGAGCATACAGATATGGTCAAAAAAATAATGTATCAATATTCTATCCCTTATTTGAAAACACAATTGAGGGGGTGATTTATGATATCTTAATTAAGAAAAAACAAATCATCGGTACAGTTATGGGTGACACTAATGATGAACCTGCTGATATTGTTGAACAAATACTAAACGAAATCAATAAGGGTTGAGTATTTATAGGTGATGAAGTCACTTAATTTAATTACAGAAAATCTAATAAAAGAACTCTATAAAAAAGAGTCAGAAGAAGTTTCAAAATATTTCATTACCGAAATGAAAACTATTGGTATTGAAAAGTTACCATATAGTTACGCATCTTTAAGAAGATTTATCGACCCTGAAACCATGAAGTTTCATTATCAAAAACATTACAAAGGGTATGTAAAAAAGTTAAACTCGGCACTTAGGAAAAAAGATTATGGGGATGTTGAGTTAGAGAATATTGTTAAACAAATTTCAAAGTACAACACAACAATTAGAAATAATGCAGGCGGAGCGTTCAATCACGCACTATTTTGGAAAATGTTATCTCCAACACCACAAAAACCATTTGGTGAAATTTTGGAAAAAATAATAAAGGATTTTGGTGGGTATAAAAAATTCAGAATGAAGTTTGAGTCCGAAGCTAAAAAAAGATTTGGTTCAGGTTGGATTTGGTTAATCTTAACAGATAAAGGGAATTTAAAAATTATGTCCACCCCAAATCAAGATAACCCACTTATGAATATTTTTGAGTATGGAGGGTTCCCATTATTAGGTTTAGATTTGTGGGAACACGCATATTATTTAAAATACCAAAACAAAAGAGACGAATACATTCAAAACTTTTGGGAAGCCGTCAATTGGAAATTCGTTAATGATTTATATAAATCAAAAACTGAAAAAAAGTAATTGATATTTATAGATAAAGAAAATCTATGTCAATCATATCAGAACCAGAAAGAAGTAAATTATATACCAAAGTAAGACACGTACTTGGGGCTCCATTACGCTCAGTCGAATTGGAAGATGAGCAAATGGACACTTTATTGGAATTTGCAATTGGTGACTATTCTCAATACATTCAGGATTGGTTAATTGATACTCAGTGGACTTCATTATATAATCTAAACATGGATACTCAATCATTATCCAGAGCATTCATTACAAAAAGTTTGGATTATGAAAATAGATATGCACAGGCATATTCTAAAATTGTAGGTTTACAATCATCTCCACTCGGAGATTGGGAATTGAAAAAAGATTACATCACTTTGGAACCAAATAAACAAATTTATGAAATTCCTGCGGGCAGAGAAGTTAATGAACTTTTATGGTTTACCCCAACAGCAATGAATAACATTTTATTTGACCCTTGGAGTTTTGGAGCTTTGGGTGGGTATGGTTTAGGAGGTCCGGCAGGTTATTCACAAATGGGATATACAGGTTCTTATTTTATGATGCCGGCTTTTGATATGATGTTAAGATTACAAGAAATTAACATACAAAGAAGGATTATTGCCGGTGATTTAACATATAGAATTACAGGATTACCTGATGGTAAGAAGGCAATACATTTAATGCAAACACCAGGTGGGAAGTTTGACTTTGGTAATTCATCTTTAAGAAACTCACAAGTTTGGTATTGGTATTATGATGTTGGTCCGGAAGACAGAGACTCTTGTTTAAAGGCAAATCCTGAAATTATTAAAATGCCATCAGATGTTCCAATGGATTCTATGTCGTGGGTTGATTTAAATAATCCATCGCAACAATGGGTTAGAAGATGGTTTATCGCTTCGTGTAAAGAAACTTTGTCAAAAGTAAGAGGAAAATATTCAGGTAATTTGAAAACACCTGACTCTGAATTAACTATGGATTATCAATCATTGTCAACCGAAGCAAAAGATGAAAAAGCAAAACTTTGGGATGATTTATTTGGTGCCGAGGGTAAATTGACAAGATTAAGACCTGAAAAAATAATGGAACGTGAGGCAAATATTGCTGAAAACTTACAAAAACAAATGAAGACAAGAGCGTTTCCAAGAAATATGTACGTTATCTAATATGCCAATACAAAGGTCAATACAAATGCAAAGAGTAATCTCAGGTCGTGTTGTTGAGACTTCTGAGTCGTGCTTTGTTACAGATGAGACATATACCACAGAGGGTGAATACGTTTTAATTACCAAGGACAAAAGAAATATTACCGTTTATTTAGATGATACAAAAACTGACCATTTAATTATTAAATCATTAACAAACACCAAAATAATCCCTTTAAAAGGTAGAATTGATGAGGAATTTTCAGAAATGAATTTAAGTAAAGGTTCTAGTGTTGAATTGTATTACTCTTTTAGTAATTGGTACATCCTTTCATCCGATGGAATTAAGGAACAGTAATTAAACCATTCCTTCCCATCCTTCTTCGGCAAGTTCGTAAATGTACTCAGGGTTAATTCCTCGTTTACCCCAATACACCATTTCTTGGTCGGTAATAGTTAACAAATCCTCAATACTATCTTGGTCAGCCGGTTCAAAAGGAACTCCATTAATCAATTTACATTGTTCTTTTGTGAACATACCTCTATCCTCAGGTTTATCCACAATTAAGTTATTTCTAACTTCTTCACCAAACACAATTAACAATGGCTCAATTCTTTTATTGAATGTTACAACCGCTCTTGGCACATTGTAGTCACCTAACATGTCGGGGTTTGACTCAACTTCTGTGGGGTCAAGACGGTAACAGTTTAGTTGTATTAAAGATGTCATAGAGTCGGTGGGGTAAACACCATAACCTTCAAAATGACTATCAATATGTTCTTGTTTCCATCCGCTCTTTGGTTTATTAACCTTTTGAACATCTCCGTGAGAGGCTTTAACTCCATTATTCACATAGAATATTACATCACCCAAACTAACCGCTATACCATCACGGATTGCCAATTCCATATGAGCCATACGAGACATCTCATTACCCGCTTTTGTCTTTTCCTTTGAACGTTTTCTATAATCATCAATTGATAACTTAACTTTTGCTCTTTGGGCAATCTTCATTAATGGAATTTGTTTATTGTAGATTTTTTCCAAGTATTCATAATACCATTCTACAAATTGTTGTCCATTACCTTCTAACAACATCTTAATTCCCTTATCCAAAAAGTCCTCAATGTAAAGTGGAAGTTTCTTACTCTTAATTGAGTTACCTGTAAGTTTAATCTTTCCGTTATGTTCCATTGTTGCGTAGTTCTTACGAGCAATGTTCATACAGGATTTCCAAGTCCCATCACAATCAAGTCCCATCGCACCTTTCATAAACATATCGTTAAACTCAGCAACATCTGCGTCATAACCTTTATATTCCTTCCCTTCTTTAACGAGCCAGTTATTACCCTTACCGATATATCTTCTATCATCCACGCCACCCTCAGGTAATGAAAAGTTCATACCATCCGTATCACATACCAGTGGGGTATAACCTCGTTTCATAAAGAAACGTAACATCTGACGAAGGTATTGTCTTCCTGTACAAGTAATCTGTTCACCCATATACATATCACCCCAATGGTATACCTGTGGGGCAGATAACGCTCCAAACATACTATTGATGAATATCTTAATCGGTAATTGTTTTCTATCGTAAGATGTTGCCTGTTTTTTGTCAATATCCTGATACTCCTTTGCCAAGTTTTTATACTTGATACGAGTATTACGAAAGTAATTTAACATACCCTTCATTGCTCCTGTAATGTCACAGGTTGGGAATACATCGTGAACCAACTGAATTGAAGGATAAAGTGACGAGAAGTCAAGTTTCAATACATCAGTTGAATAACCTACTTTGAGTAGCCGTGATAAACCTCCAACAAACTCTGTTTTCTCGTTCTTTGCAGGAATTGCAAGTTTGTGTTTATATGACCATGCCCTCATTTGGATTTCCCACAATGTTGCAGTTCCCATAGTGGAAACCCTTTCATACGTTGTTGGAACCAAAGACGCAAGTAGGAATGAACCTTGGTTGAATTCTTCATCAACCGTTAAAGTTTCCTCCAAGTCATCGTCAAGATATCTCTCAACCAAATCATCACCTGTTGTTTTAATATAGACATTTGAATGTTTGGAACACGCTTCGTCAATTGCGGGGTCAATCCCCACTTTCTTATATTTTCCGTTTTGGATGTTTAACCAATATTCTTCTTTTTTAGCATAGAACGGGCCAATATCTGTGTGGTCAATATATACACGGTCAGCGGCTTCTGCTTTAATATATTGGGTGATATACTTCAAACCAGCAGATTTGATAGATGAGTTGATTGCCTGAGCCCTTCTAACTGCGTGTAATGTATCCACCACGTTATAACCCCACATAGATGTCTGATTAAATCTCTCAACCTCATTTGCAAGTTTTAACATACTTTCAGATTGTTTGATAGGGTTAATTGGATTAAGAGTTTTTGCAACTTTCTTAATATCTAATTTTAAAGCTTTAGACCTTTCAAATATCCAAAACCAGTCAAAATTAAATCCGTTGTAAGATGCGATGATACTTGGTTTTAGTTCATCTATGGTATTGAAGAATTTAATAATACCTTCCCTTTCTTGTTCCTCAGTTGAACATTCAATTACCTGACTAAAACCTTTATTGGTTTTCATTCCTATCATAAAGATACGACCGTCTTTTGGTTCGAGTGCGGTCGTCTCCAAGTCAAATACAAACCTAGTAATACTGTTATAGTCGTCAAATCCTTTGAATAGTCGTTTCTCCTTTGTAACCAAGAATTGTTCAACAGGAGGTAAAATAAGGATTAGTCCTTTGGTCTTTTCACCCCAAGGGTCAACACCACCATCTCTAAAAAACTGAATAAGAGAACGATAACCATTTAGGGATTTAACCATAAATGTCAAACCTTTTTCCAATCTCTCATTACCGTCAGTACGTAATTTTTCAATGACAATTTTATGTTTTGTCATTGCTTCTTTTTGTAATGACTTTGATGATTGATAGAAATTTAATCCACGTAAGTCACCAACCCAAGCAAATGGAATGAAAGTATCTTTCTTAATTAGTTTTCCGTGAATTGGGTCTTCAATAATTTTCCAAACACAATCTTTGACATAATCGTATTCAACACCGATTATATATTTTTCATCATCATTTCCTTGTAGGAAATTCTCAATTTCTTCATTTGATATCATAAATTAAACTTTTGGTGTATTAGCATCCGAATTATAGGTCGGAGTTTACCTTATATGGTTTAATTATAATTTATGAATTAGTGAATGTCAAATTAGGCGTTTACTATAAGAGTAACTGTACCTTGAGTTCCACCGTCGGCGGTGATGTAACCATATGTACCATCAAATGTAAAATTAGATGCAGTATTAATTGTGTATTGTCCTCCATTTGTTAATTGACTATTAGTTTTAAATACTGATGGATATGCGTCTGTTAAACTTAAATCCATAACAACAACCCCTAAACCGGCTCCGGTTGAAAGTCTCACCCACATTTCAGGGTGACCTTCTTGACCTGATGAATTATAATCATACCCTATAAGAACTGAACCAGTAAATCCAACAACCCCAACTATACTTTGTGTTAATATCCTATTTATAACTCCCGTTGACCCAATAACTTCTCTTATTGTTATTGTATTTGTCGCAAATGATACAAAATAAATATAATCAACACCATCAATCAAAACAATAATTGGTTTTGCGGTAGTTGATACTGGAGCACCTATAGTGTTCGCACCAGGGATTATAATACCCCCATTACCAACTGACGGTCTATTTGCCGCGTCTACATAAGTCCAAATACACACATCAACAATATATCTATAATTTGATGTTCCAAAAATATACAATCTATTTACGTTTTCAATACCAACCCCTAAATGAAATGCCGTAGTTGACCCAACTGAAAAATTATATATTGCAATTGTTGGTGTAAATACCCTAACATACAAATTAGCGTTATTATAATTATTGTAAAAGTAATTTGTACAAGTCCCAGCTCTAACCGATTCAGTCGGGTTTACAGCTCCAAAAGTAAATTGGTCATCTACTTGCATGAGCTCCGGTTGTTGCATTATCAATGGCTCTAATCTAATGAAGAATATTCCTCCAACATTATTTGTATATGTTAATGAATTCAGACCCTCATTATAAACTAACCCAGTATTATAAATTGAATTACTATAACTAGGTTGAGTGACTGTTCCATTTGTGTTAAATTCCCAAATTATTGTTTCAGGGTCTAAAACACTTACAACCCTAAACATAAAAAGAAATGCACCATTTCTTGTAACAATAATTGGTGTTATGTAGTAACCTTGAAATATAAATGATGGTAAAACATTATTTGTAGTTGGTCCAACAATCGTAACTCCTTCTGTAATTACCCCTAATTGAACTGCCCGTTCAAAAAATCCATATGGAATTGACGGAGAAGGAGTAATTGTTGGAGTGACGGAATTAGTTGGAGTAAGAGATTGACTTAATGATACACTAGGTGTTATTGTTTGACTTACCGATACACTAGGTGTGTTTGTTGGAGTGGCGGTCGGTGACAATGATAAGGATACACTAGGTGTGTTTGTTGGAGTGGCGGTCGGTGACAATGATAAGGATACACTAGGTGTGTTTGTCGGTGTATTAGATACTGTTATACTAGGAGTATTTGTTGGAGTAGTAGTTGGTGATAGTGATAAGGATACACTAGGTGTGTTTGTTGGAGTGGCAGTTGCAGTATTAGATACTGTTATACTTGGAGTATTTGTTGGTGTATTAGATACTGTTATACTTGGAGTATTAGTTGGCGTGGGTGTTGTAGTATTAGATACGGTTATACTAGGGGTATTTGTCGGTGTTTGAGTTACAGTATTAGATACGGTTATGCTAGGAGTGGTTGTTGGTGTATTTGTTGGTGTTTGAGTTGCAGTTTCTGACATGGTCACACTAGGCGTATTTGTTGGTGTAGGTGTTGGGGTAGAGTCAACAGTTCCGCACACTACAAATTGAGATGATGGTGTTCCTACTATAATCCCAATTCCGTCAAATACTGTAAGAGTCTCAGATAAGATATAATTTTTATCTGTTACATAAAATGTTGCGGAGCTATTTCTACCATCAAATTGTATTATAATTGTCGATTGATTTATAACTACTGAATTAAATAATGTATCATTTCCAGTATTAATAAAAAACTGTGTAGAATTTAAAATACCTTTTCCGGCTGAAGTTGGTTCTTCCCATGAGAATAAAGAAGTATTACATAACGGACTTTGGGTAATTGTTGGAGTAATACTTGGGGTTTGAGTATTCGTTACGGTATTTGTTGGGGTAATTGTTAAACTTGGAGTGACGGTTGAAGTTGGTGTTTCGGTTGGTGTAGGCGTATTAGTTGGTGTGGTAGTTGGTGTTGATGATTCTCCAGGAGATGGAGTTATTGTCGGAGTAACGGTTGAAGTTGGAGTTATTGTCGGAGTAACGGTTGAAGTTGGTGTGGTAGTTGGGGTTTCGGTTGAAGTTATTGTAGGGGTAATAGTTGGAGTAGGGGTTGGAGTAGGGGTTGTGGTTGGGGTACTACTAGGATTTACCGCTTCGGCAGATGGGGTAACAGTTGGAGTTTTTGTATTAGTATTTGTAGGAGTATTAGTAGGAGTATCTGAATTAGTTGGGGTATTTGTTTGAGTAACAGTTGCTGTAACAGTATTTGTTGGAGTACTTGTTGGGGTTGTAGTTGGGGTTTCTAATGGAGTTTCAGTATTTGATGGGGTAATTGTATTTGTTGGTGTTATAGTATTTGTTGGGGTAATTGTATTTGTTGGAGTTATTGTATTAGTTTGTGTTGGAGTTATTGTATTAGTTTGTGTTGGAGTTATTGTATTAGTTGGTGTTATAGTGTTTGTTGGAGTTATTGTAGAAGTGATGGTCGGAGTGTTAGTTGGAGTTGACGAAGGGTTTGGAGGGTCACCTGATGGAGTCACTGTTGGGCTTAAACTAATTGTTGGTGTAATTGTAGATGTAACAGTATTTGTCGGAGTATTTGTGTTTGTAGGTGTATTTGTTGGGGTAGTTGTATTAGTAGGAGTAACAGTCTGTGTATTAGTAGGTGTAACCGTTTGAGTATTAGTTGGAGTTGACGAAGGGTTTGGAGGGTCACCTGATGGAGTCACTGTTGGACTTAAACTAATTGTTGGGGTATTAGTTGGAGTAGAGGTATTTGTAGGTGTTACGGTATTAGTTGGGGTATTAGTAGGTGTAGTTGTATTAGTTGGTGTATTTGTTTGAGTTATTGTGGGGGTTTGTGTTACAGTAGATGTTGGGGTTGTCGATGGATTTGGAGGGTCACCTGATGGAGTAACTGTTGGACTTAAACTAATTGTTGGAGTAATTGTGGAAGTAACGGTATTAGTGGGAGTATTTGTATTTGTAGGAGTATTTGTTGGGGTAATTGTATTAGTAGGGGTATTTGTTTGCGTTACTGTAGGAGTTTGTGTAATAGTGGATGTCGGGGTTGACGACGGATTTGGTGGGTCACCTGATGGAGTCACTGTTGGGCTTAAACTAATTGTTGGTGTAATTGTAGATGTAACAGTATTTGTCGGAGTATTAGTTTGAGTTGGCGTATTAGTGGGGGTAATTGTATTAGTAGGAGTATTAGTTTGGGTTGAGGTTGGAGTTTGTGTAACAGTAGATGTCGGGGTTGATGATGGATTTGGCTCCTCACTTGATGGAGTGACTGTTGGTGTAATTGTATTTGTAGGAGTTATAGTAGGAGTTTTAGTATTTGTAGGTGTTTGAGTTCTTGTTTGAGTATTTGTTGGAGTTATTGTTACAGAAGGTGTTGGTGTTTTAGTATTAGTTGGAGTTGGTGTATTGGTTTTTGTTGGAGTATTTGTTGGGGTAATACTTGGAGATAAACTAATTGTTGGGGTAATACTTGGAGATAAACTAATTGTTGGGGTATTTGTAGGAGTTATTGATGGGGTTGGTGTCTGGCTTCTTGCAGGCACTGAAACCTCATCAACACAACAAGGTTGGTCAGTAGTTGTCCCTGTTACAGGGACGTACCCATCTAATGAAAAACTATCTTGTATTGTTAAATAATTTTTATCACTTAAATCTAATCTAATAGTTCCTTGTGAATCAACAATGTTAACAATAATTTCATAATTACCAACTTGTGAAGTTTGATTTTTTGAAAATTGGTACTCTATAACATATAAAGTTTCTGAATTATTTAATGGATTGATTTCACTAACAACACTACAAATAAGATTAGACAAATACACTAATCCGTTATCAGTATTAATTAAATCTAAGGTAACATTACTTGTGTTTGATAGATTGGAAAGTCTGTCATAGTCTGACCTGCCGTCTTTTGTGACCTCAATTCGTAATTTAGATAACGTTGAATTTTGACTTATAATAAACTCCATCAATTAGTAATATTAATATATAATTTTTCCCTATGTGGTAAAATATAGTCACCTTCGTCAGTAATTAAAGTAAATTCGGCCTCAAATTTCCCAATTTGACGAGTATCAAACGTAGAAAATTTATAGTAGATATAATACTCTAATTTTGCGTTTGGTTCAATAAATACCTTCTCAACAAACCCACCTTTTTTATTAAGTATTACCTGTCTCCCATCTAAGGTATCTTTCATAGAAAAATAAATCAAAGAATTTTCAATAACGTCAGAAAAATTATCTAACGAGCTTTCACCATCCTTAACTATTTGCATTTTTAGAAGTGGGAGCGTGGCGTTTTTTTTAATAAAAAATTCCATATTAAATAAATACGCCAAAAATGATAATCAGCTCTCCTTTCTTATACTCCTATCATAATGTTCGTACCTATCATGTTCAGTAGGTGTAAGTAAAAGAATACCTGGATATAATTTACCTTTTTTAGTTTCTTGAAACATGTGACTCATCCATGTTTGTTCAAATGGGTGAGCCCATTTTGTTTCTAAAAACATTTTTTTATTTCCTTCTCTTGTCACAATTTGAGGCCAATTACAATAAAACACATCACCATCTGCATATGGTAACCCTTTATGGGTTTTAATCGTATTATATTTTGTTCTTGGGGCTTTTGGGTCTAATCCTTGTTCAGGTAGTTTTTTATTATTTGGAAAATATTCTTCTCTAACAACTTGTGGAACATTATACCATGACCATTGTGTTGAGTTATCTCCAAAAAACTCCGAAAAATTAAGTTTTAAAAAGTCAAAATTTTCTTTTTCAACTATCTCAACGATTTTGTTATATAAATTTTCAATGTATCTATTAAATCCATTTCTACAAACTTCACCTTTTTTTGGATAAAAAAACATATCATCCTCAAAAAAGAAATACCCATCTAAGTCTGTTAAATTAAAGTGTTCAGCAATGAACTGTCGTCCGCCACAAATTCCTAAATTTTCATTTTTCCAAATTATTTCAAACCCGTGTTCTTTACATATTTTAATATATTCCTCATCCGTAGACCTATCGGTCGAATTGTTTAATAAATATTTTTTAGGTTCATTTAAAAAATTAATATCGTAATCAATAAAGGATTGAATGAGAGTTTTTAATTGATTTGGACTATTAAATCCAATAACATATAAACCAATATTTTTTAAATTACAGTTATCTAATGTTTGTTTTTTTTCACTTTTAATATTCAATGTTTTATTTTTAAGATTTTCAAAAAATAACCATACTAATCCATTTGGTTCAATTTCACTATAATCAAATAATTCAGGGTATTTATAAATCATTATTGTAAAAATACTTTCTTCGGTACCCATATATCCATCAGATAATGTTTGATTCAGTAATTGATAGTATAAATTGTTTATTTCAGAAATTGTTTGTTTTGGGCCTCCAAAAAATCCTCCTCTGGCAACTTTATTAACTTTTTGTTCAGATATTTCACATAACTTATTATATTCAAATCCATGTATTTCAGAATTTGTTTCATATGGAAAAGTTAAAAATGTAAATTTCTTTATTAGTTTTGGTAGATTATTGATTACTTTATCATGTGTAAAATATCCTAAATTAACAGTATTAGTTAATCCCGCATCAATCCAAAAAATATACTCAGAATTAAATCTATCTAAAATTTTCGCATCATGTAACAAAAAAATCTTACTCATTACAATTGGGTTATACATTTCCAATTTAGATTGTGTTGATTCTTGTAACCAACTAACCTGTCCATACCACTCTTTATTAGTTCTTATTTTTTGTATTTTATCATAAAACTCATTATTTTTAAACCAATTTAAATCTCTATAAATAAATTGAGTATTATAAGATTTTCTTCTTTCCCATACAAAACTTTCTAATTCAGAATCTCCAAATATTATAATGTTATTGTCTATTTTAAGTAATTCTTCAAATTTTTTCAAATAGTGTCCTTCATACGACCTTGACCATCCCTCAGTTAATTCATTTCGACCCAAATTCCATAAACCTGTTACTAAAGTAACGTTAGATTCAGAATCATAATTAACTGTGTTTATAGTATTTTTAATTTCATCATAGAAATATTTAGGCAACCCTATAATATCCTGACCTGAAATTTCATAAACATAATCATTATTATTAAAAATATTAATAATTTGTTTTTGTTCGTCATCAGTCAAATTAATCCATTCTAATCTAATAACTTTTGGGGTATATTTTTTTAAATCTATTTGTTTAAAAATATTAAAATCATGACCTTCGGCGTCTATTTTAAGAATTTCAAAATTATTAATTCTGTGTTTATTAATTAGAGTTTCAAATGTTATGCATGGAACTTTAATTAGTTTACCATATTTTTCAACAGTGGGTCTATCAAACTCACTACCTAAACCATTTTTAGGGGGATAAACCGCACTCATACCATAAAAACAACTATGTACTAATCCACTATCTATAATTTCTTTGTCAATAGTCATCATTTCTATAACACCGTTATAATCAGAAATTGCACTATTTTCAAACATTGCTTTATTTTTTATGTTGGATTGTAACCTTTCAAAAAGGTAAGGTACTGGTTCAACGTATAATACATTAAAGTTATACATATTGGTGTATCCTATCATTTCGTCAAACATTACCCCATCCATAGAGCCTATGTTCAATGCTATAATATCTGGCTGTTTTTTTCCTAAAAAATGCAACGCTTTATCAAAAAAATTCTCCATAATTTTATTTATTTTTTTATAATAATTGATGTAACACTTTCATCAAAATTTGGTGTTCTTGTCCAAATATCAATTGATGATATATTGCTTTTAATGTATTCTTTATCCTCGTCGTTAATATAATTAGAGATTAATTCTCCGGTGTCATTTAGTTTGTTTAACATGTCTAATGTACTAATTAAGTCTTCACCACTTTTAAATCTATCAATATTTGATGTGTGTAAATCTTCGATTATGTACGCACCTCCACTATTAAGTGATTTAAATAACACTCCAAATGAAGTTTGTTGTTGTTTCATAGTGTGTCCCCCATCATCAATTATTATATCAAAATTACCACCATTTAATTTAATAAAATTTAATAAATCTTCTTCTTTTTCTTGATTATAAACATATGTTATAATTTTTTCAGAATTTAAATGACTAGTATCGGCAATATCAATACCGTATATTTTTGATTTTTTAAAATATTCAGATAACATTTTTAAACTATCTCCTTGGTAGATTCCAATCTCTAATATTTTTTTTGAATCTTTCATTTTTAAAAATAAAGGTTCATAAATTACCATATAACCATGGTTATATTTATCTGTATTAAATTTTATCATATCATTATTAATTAACGTTGGGGTAATCAATTTGTTAAACTCAGAAGGTTCATAAAACTTAGGTTGTTTTTCTAACATGGTAGGATGATTACACCCTGTATCAGGGACACTCGAAGCATATCTTAAAACTGGAAAGGATGTTACTCCTTGATTTATGTCCCATAATTCTCTAGTTTCATATAAATGATTTTCTTTTTCATATGGTACAATATACATAGGAATTTTATTATTTCTAAAATATCTAGAAATTAAAACGTCATCCGAAAATGTTTTTCCTAAATAATCAGTAAAAAAATCATTTTTAAATAATTTTTTCTTGTATGATACTGATTTATAATGTTGTAATCCGTGAGTTTCCCTAATTTCAGTAACACATAAAACCCAACTATCTCGAATATCATTATCATATAATGGTTTTTCAGAACCCCTACCATCATACCCAATTGCACTGTCAATTAATTTTGATTGATATTTTTTATGTTCACTAACCATTTCACAATGATATACCAAGTCGTCATCAACCACTAATATAATTGTATCTTCGTTTTTAATTCTTTTTAATGTTGGTACAAATTTAGTTGGGGGTCCTAAATCCTCTACTCTAAAAATTTTTAAATTAGGATATTTGAGTTTATATTCATGTATCCAATTTGGGATAACATAAGGTTGTTTAGTAACATTATAAATGTCAGGTATGTTAAAATGAACTTCGTAATCATCATCCTCTTGTTCACATAATGATGATATTACTAATTTTAAACCATCTTCTTTTTCACTTTGTAACCTTTCAGGTACTGTAGTTAAACTAATTATTAAAGATTTTTCCTTTTCACTTCCATGATTCATTTTATATTCAACAAATCCCTCTTTAAACTTAGAGTTAATTTCATTTTTAATACCGACTCTTATATTATTGAAATCTCTAATTTTTAAAGCCCTTCTACCAATTTCTTCTAAACCTAAAATTGCTTCATTTCCTTTTCTAATATCAGATTCTAAATTCCAAATATCCCCATTAACCCCATATAATCTTTCAATATATGTTTCTAATTTTTCATAATTAGACATTTCTAATAATAATTCGTTAATTTCTTGTGAAAGGTCTAATTCTAATCTTTCACTTTTTAGTTTACATATTGTGTATCTGTCGACAATTTCTCCTATTGATGTTTTCATATTTTTAAAATTTAATTATTTGTTACAAAAAAATCATTATAATTTTTTGTAAATGTTATTTCTTGGGTTAAATTATGAGTTGTTCCTCGATTTAAGTAAACAAAAAAGCCACTATTACCGGTATAGGTAATTACATATTTACATTTTGAATGTATCCATAATGATGCAATATAGTATTCTGACCAAGTTATTTTTTTATCGTCATCTAATGGTATTGGAGGATAAATTTCGGATGAATTACCTAATGAAGTTTCTTTAAAAAATGTAGTATCAAAAGATTGAGAAAAAACCCCTATCACTCCATTATTTTCAGATTGTATTAAAACTTTTGGTCGGTTACCGTCAGACTCAAATAATTCTTGACATTTTCTAAAATATCCTCCTGCCGAAATATAATTAAACCCACCCATATCTGTCCATTTATCAGAATCTCTATAAATTACTGATATTGTATTATCTAAATCAACATTATATTTTTCAATTAATTCTTGAATTTTTTCTTTAATATTATCATTAACGTTAAAATATTTTTTAAAAAATTTATTATAATATTTTGAATATTTTTCAGAATAAATTGTGTGTTGGTCATCAGGGCTAAATGGAACAGGGATTTCAAAATCATCAAAATTAATTTTTAATGATTTGTTAATGTGAAAAAAATGATGATACATATCAATATTACTATCATTTTTTAGTTTTCTTAACAAATGTTTACCATCAATTTTATTAGGCAGTTTTTTATATTTTTTATACACAACCATTAAAGATGTTAACATTAATGTAAATGTCGAAAAAAATCCGTAATCTTTAATATTTTCTCTACCTATTAAAATATTATTTTTGGTATCGTAATCGTACCCGTATAAAATGTTTTCAACAATCATAACCAATTATTTAAATTTAACAAATTAAATGTCTTTTTAAGTTTATTATTTTGCATAATATTATTTTCATAATATTCTCTAGCATTTTTGGAAATAAAATTTAAAAATTTATTATCATTTATAACTTCCATATATCTTTTTTCAAATAATTTATAATGTTCAACAGTACCTGTTCGATATAAACTCATATCAGATGGTCTTTCTATTGAGATGTAATGATAATTAGGTATTAATTCGTTATAGAATTTTGACTCAAATTCAAATCTAATGATTGGGACTCCAATACCAAAACATTCGATGTCTCGATAACAAAATTCACCTCTACCATCAATTGATAATGCAATTTTGTGTTTAATAATATCTTCAAAATATAATTCGGGGATAATTGGTGTAAAATCAGTTATTAAATTTTTATCTATATGATTTAAAAATGACCTGTCATTTAATGAAGTCCCTCTAAAATAAATTTTATTTTCTGTAGGCGGTATTAGTAATCTTTTATAATAATATCTATCTAAATCAATAACTGAGGATGGGAAATAAGTCCACGGACTATATTTGTACATGAATTTACCCGTGTGCTCAAAAATAGTCTTAGTTATAAATTGAGAAACTAAAACTTTTTTTAAAAAAGGATTAGATTTTTCATTAAGAATTGCATGAGATAATGTATCAGATACTGACATTATTACAAACTCACCGTTTTCTAAATTTTCAATAATATACTCACATTCTAATACTAAAAGTTCATCTGTTAATCCTTTATTTAATTTAATTGGACATCTTTGAATGTGAGCGTTTTCAAAAAATCTGTTTTCATCAACATTAAAGAATAATTTAAGATAGTCTGTTAAATCATCCCAAAAACGATTATAATTTCTGTAATCTTTTGTATTACTATTTGATGGATTGTGAACTCTAATTCTTGGTTTAATTGTGGGATGACTATCATTCACATATTCATTTATCGATTCAGTTATAGATTCATTTGTTTCATTAATAGTTAAATTATTTACTTCTATTGGAGTTAAAGTAACATCCCCACCTAATAATTCAAAATCTTCACCAGTATACCCACATTCAATTAAAAATTCATTGTATATTTTTTTTGCATCTTCACTATCCATAGTATTGTGATAGTTATGTTCAAAACAAATGAATGGTTTTATTTCTAATTTTTTAATAAAATTTTTAAGAGAACTAAGAATGTAATAATCAAATGTTTCAGTGTCAATTTTAATAAAATTAAAATCTGAAAAAAAACTAAATCTTTCATTTAATAATCCATATATATCCCTCATTTGAGTTGGGGTTCCCCCGTTACTTGAAATTTGACCCAATCCTAAATTGATTCCATCTAATGTATCTTTATTTAAAAAATATTCAATCGTATCTTCGCTAAAATAAATTAATTTATCCTCATTAGATATTGCGTAGTTAAAAATTTCAACACCCTGGACTTCCTTAAATTTATTTTTTAAATAATCTGATAATATTTTAGAACCCTCAAACATTACACAATTTTCAATATTGAAATGATTTGATAGAATATCATAATATTTACCGACATTTGCCCCAATATCAATATATTTTAAATTTTTAACCCCTTTTTTATTAAAATAGTTTATAACAATTGACGATTCATGATTTACATGTGACCCGCAAATATTATCATCCCAATATTTAATTATTTCATTTTTAATCATATTATTTTTTTTAATTTTATAAATTACCTGTCATTCTTTGCCCCCATCCCTTTGATTCTGAATGTGGCCAAACTACCCAATATTTTGGTTTTTTAGTGGTTTGGAAATCTCTCCAAACCTTACAATATCCATCAGGGTCATTTTTCATTCTTAGAATTTCATTTTTATCCGCGTCTTTTCTATAAATTGTCTCATCATTTTCATCATGGAATGCAACCGCCCAAAAATCATAATCGTTTTCAGGAACTTGTGAATATCCTACATCAATACAGTGTTTAAATATTGACGCAAATGAATCCATCCATTCTTCTTCTGACGAGTAATTATATGTGTTTGGTGGATATTTTTTATCTAATGTTTCTTGTTGAACCGCTCTTTTAGAAAATAATAAACCCGAGTATCTTTCATAATCACGAAGTGTCCTTACTTTACCAAAACCATATTTCCCATGGTTCATTGGGGGTTCGTCATCCATTCCAAATAAAGCCCTATTTTTCTTATGACAAAGATTATTTCTGTCAACCCACTGTTTATCATCATCCCACTGTTTAGTTCTTCCTTTACGGGTATATTCGTGCCAAATAAGAACTTTATGAGGG